TAAGATACAAGGTATGTTTGCCATTGCCTTTACTCAGAATGATGGTTCTATTACATTGGTAAGAGATAGACATGGTGAAGTACCACTTCATTATTCTCTACTTACTGGTCTGTTTCCATCATTCAGTTTCTGTTCTGAGATGAAAGGACTTCATGCATTGGGTGAAAGTGGTAAGACCATTGAGATGTTGAAACCTGGTCATTACCTAAAGGTTACCTCTGACTATAAGGTGGAAGAGGGTATGTGGTATGATATATGTGAGAGTATTGTAGACAGTCAGTCGTGGGACTTTGATAGGTCTAGAGACCAGATACATGATGACATTGTTCTTGGGTCATATGAGAGAACTGTCTCTGATGTTCCTGTAGCATGTCTCCTTTCTGGTGGTATTGATTCAGCTATCACCACATTGGTTGCCTCTAAACATATACCTAACCTTGTCACATACACTGCAGTCTTTGATGAGAAGTCAAAGGATTTAAGGTCAGCCAGGGAAGTTGCTAAATATTTGGGAGTTGAGTTGAGGGAGATTAAAGTTCAACCTCCATCAAAAGATGATGTTGATGATGTCATCAAAACAATTGAGATGCCATACAAGGCTCAGGTAGAAATTGGATACCCTTGTATTCAACTGGCCAGGGCAATCAGAGAAGATGGATATAAAGTCATTATGTCTGGTGAAGGGAGTGATGAACTCTGGGCATCATATGGTATGAGTTACCATGGTATCAAAGACAAGGGTTGGACAAACTATAGAATAGATTTATTTGGAACACAACATCGTAAGAATTTTTCTAGGTGTAATAAAATTTTTATGAGGTATGGTATTGAATGTAGACTACCATTCTTGAATACACACCTTGTAGAGACAGCACTTGGATTGAGTCAAGAGATGGTGTGGGAAGGTAAATCAAGACCCAAAGCAATCTTACAGGAAGCATTCAGAGGACAACTACCTGATGACATTGTTGATCGTAAGAAACTCGCATTCCAGGATGGTATGAATATTAAGTCTCAATATGAAGATGTTGTCAAATCTCCTAAAGAATATTATAATACTGTTTATAAAAATAACTTCTCATGACTAAGTTTCCTTACACTCTACAAGATGTTTATGATGGTGAAGCTAAGGAAAACTTTACTGTCATCTCCACCTTCGCTGGTGGTGGTGGATCATCCACTGGATATCGTCTTGCCGGTGGTAAAATTCTGTGTATCAATGAGTTTGTAGAAGAAGCCAGGAACACATACTCCACAAACTATCCTTCTACACCTATTGTTCCTGATGATATCAAACAACTAAAAGGTAAAGACTTCCTAGAACTGACTGGTCTCAAGACTGGTGAGTTAGATATTCTTGATGGGTCACCACCTTGTTCTGCATTCTCTGTGGCTGGGTCAATGTGTCGTGGTGAGGGATCTAAACACTCTGATGGTTGGGGTAAGACCAAAACATATTCAGATGGTAAGAAGGTAGAGAATATTGAAGACTTATTTTTTGAGTATATCCGTGTAGCCAAAGACATCCAACCTAAAGTCATTGTTGCTGAGAATGTCAAGGGGTTGACAATTGGTGAAGCAAAGACTTATTATGCTAAGATTACTAATGCTTTTGAGGAGATTGGTTATCTAGTCACATCTAAGGTCATGAAGGCATCTCACTATGGTGTAGGTCAAGCTAGAGAACGACTAATCTTTATTGCTGTCCGTCAGGATATTGCAGACAAGGTAGGTCTAAATGTATTGACAGTATCATCACTATTCCCTCCCACATCATCTAAGGATACTACTATAGGTGACATCATTGGTGGTGTAGATAATGATCCAGAAAACATTCAGGCACTCACAGATCATATGGTCAATAGTGGTATCTATCGTAAGGTTGTTAGTAAGATGCCAAAGAATCCTAGAAAGATTTTATCTGGTATGGACTATCATGAGAAGGGACATTGTTTCAATACCAAGAGAGCATCATTCTATAAACCTTCTCCTACCTTGACAGCAAGTGGTGGTTTGATACACTGGAAAGAAGATAGAGTTATTTCTGTCCCAGAACTCAAACGTATCCAATCACTTCCCGATGACTTTATCTTAACTGGTTCTCATTCACAACAGACAGAACGTGTTGGTAGAATGGTACCACCTCTGATGATGAAGGCAATTGCTCAGAACATTTATGATGAGGTTCTGGTAAAATTATGAACAAGAACGAACTAGAGGAACTGAGGTATGATGTGGCTCATCACCTACTAAGTAGGATGAGTCCTGGTTCTCAATTCCAATATGCTCTAGACCGTATGCTTGAACTCTGTGATCATTATTCAGAGAAAGAGTTGAAAGAAATTTTACCCAAACAAAAAAAGAAAACAAAAGGAGGAGGATTCCGATGAAAATTCTAACACTTGAAGATTATGAAAAGGCAGGAGAACACTTCTGGCCAAAATATTGGTATATCTCCAAAGAGCTTGGAGAAGGTGCAAAGACTGAAGACATTCTGAAAGTCATGGAAGCACTTGGTGGTGTTGCAATGAAGATTGTACTAGAAGAAAAAGAAGGTCCATTTGGATTTAATAAAGATGGATCTCCTGAAGAATAACTAATAAATATTTGTAAAGAAAAAATCATATGCTATCGACTCAGTACAGGCTACGGCTAGAGTTCATTTGCAAATGTATTGTCAATGGTGAAGAAGTCAAATTAGATGATATGGTGTGGGCCCAGAAACTTGCTAAGGCAAACACCACTGCCAGAGACATGTTAGACAAAGCAAGAAGACAACATGTAGGTAAGATTGAGGAAGGTACTTTAGATGATTTTATGAATCGGATGGGAATAGGTGACCCCGACCCATCCAACCATAAAAAGGGGTTTGATAGTGCAGATGAAATTGTAAATTGGTTTCAAAGAGATAAACCTGACGATTGGAGGCAACGGGATTGAAGGACAAAATTGACACACAAGGCATGAGTATTCCTGGTAAATCAAAGAAACCAAGTAGTTATACTCCTATGCCAGTAAAGCACCGTACAATCTTCACACCAGAAGAACGTATTGAGTTGAAGCAGATTATTAATGAAGTATTTGACGAAAGAGAGCAAAGAGAATGAAATTTAAAGCACTAGTATTCATCCGTCTGAGATCACAGGTAGATGACTCACCAGGTAATGCTGTGAGAGATGCATGTAAGAGGTTATCGGAGTTAGATATCAAGAAACTTAGACTTGGTAAGGTAGTTGATATTTGGTTGGAAGCAGAGAGTAGAGAGTATGCTGAGAAGGAACTTGAAATGCTCTCTGATAGATTTCTTGCCAATACAGTTATGGAAGACTGGGATTATGAATTGACTGAGATTGAAAACTTTCCTAGAGGTATTGGTAATGGATAATTTTGACACAGTTAATTCGCAGATAGATAATGTGGTGAATATCTTAGATGCTAAGATTGATCGTTGTCGTGTTTATAATAGCGACAATAGAGATGATGTTTATCAAAAGATCACAATTACTTACAAAGAAAAACCATGCAAGCAGTAGTATACACCAATGGAAATCAGGAGAGTGAAAGATTGAGTTCTCTCCTTAAAAGATTGGAAATTGATATTTTAGAATACCGATTGAACAATCATTTTACCCAGAGAGCATTTGAATCTGAGTTTGGTGAAAATGCTGAGTATCCACAATGTACATTAAACTACAAACACGTCGGTGGTATTAAAGATACTTTGAACCATTTGAAGAAGGAAGGAATGTTTTTGTGAACACTTTCATTAATTATGCTACAGCATTTTGGTCTGTTGTTGTGATGAATTGTATTCAACCTGTCAATTGGGATAATTGTAAAAATTTAAATGAGTGGCTGATACCAGGGATACAGGAAGGTATTGAATTATATTTTAATCCATCTACCATCTATCAGAATGAAAGGGACTATCTGGACAATATAAATAAAGATAAGAAAAAGTAAAATTGTAAAAAGATGTCTTCATCAATGCGTAACTTTATGGAAGCTTATGCAGCTGTCCATAACACCGAAGCAAAGGAAGAATTGACTTCTTCAAGAGATTGTATCTCTGAAATGAATCTCTCTGATCTGACTAATGCAGATCTTGATGAGATTGTAGAACAGGTTCTGGAAGTAATGTTCTCTCAGGGTTACTCTGTTGACTCTGCACATCTTGTATTCAGTGAAGCATTTGAAGAATCAAGCATTGCCGGAAGACAGCATAAGATTGATAGACTCTGTGAAGCACTGAACAGAGCATTTGATGTTATCGATTCCAAAGCATCGACTGTTGCTCTGGAAGAGTTTGCTAAGTATAGAAATAATAAGAAACTCCAAGAGTCTTGGTCTGCTAGATTTAATCAGGAGAAGAGAGTTCAGAGAGCACATGATCGTCTGGTTGCTGCTGAGTCCTTGAATGTAAAAACTCAACTTCTCAAGATTGTAGAGAAAGCTGATAGTTCATATCTAGAGACGGATATGAAGAAACGGAAGGAGAATAACGAGAAGGCTGTTAAGGATATGAAGAAGATGGGAACTT